TTACAAACAACTAATATAACCACTACGGGATTTCTGTATTCGCAAGGAAATGCAGTATTTGGTCAAGCATCTACAGATACAGTTCTATTCAGTTCTACTATTAATAGTAATTTTATCCCAACTACCAGTGGTTCTTTTGATTTAGGTTCTTCTTCTTTGAAGTGGGGAACAGTTTATGCAAATAGTTTCAATGGAGTTTTCCAAGGAACTGCCGATGTTGCAGAACAAGTAAATATTGGAACTAATCAGACAGATACTGATTTTTATCTAACATTTGTTTCCGAAAACAATTCTCCTCCTGCGGCAGAAACCATTTATACTGATAGCCAAATTAGATATAATCCTTTTAACAATACACTTCAAGTATCAAATCTTGATGTAACTGCAGATCTTGAAGTTCTTGGTAATACTATCATAGGTAACACTACTGGAGATACATTATCAATTGTTTCAACTGTTACCAGTAATTTTGTTCCAAATGTTGATGTAACTTATGATTTAGGTTCTTCTTCTTTGAAGTGGGGAACAGTTTATGCAGATACTTTTAATGGAGCATTCCAAGGAAATGCAGATACCGCAGATCAAATATTAATAGGAACAAATGGAACCGATGCAGATTTATATCTGACATTTTCCCTTGATTCTAATGATGGTGCTCCAGATTATGAGAGTTTATATGCTGATAGCGGATTAAGATATAATCCCTTTACTAATCTCTTAACAACAGAAAATCTCACTGTAACATCTACTACAACTCTTGGTAATGCCTCTAATGATCTGATTAACTTAGTCGGTTCAGTAAATACAAACATAATTCCTTGGCAAAATACTACTTTTAATTTGGGATCGGCAACAAACCGTTGGAATACTGTATATGCAACTACATTTGATGGCACTTTCCAAGGAACTGCTAGTCAGACAGACCGTATTTTAACAGAAGAAAGTATAACAGGAAGTTCACATTTTCTTACTTTTGTTGATAGTAATAATACTACTGGTTCTTATGAACTTGTTTATACATCTTCTGGAGTATCATATAATCCTGGAACAGAAGTTCTTTCAGCAACATCAATTGAAGCAGACACTTATGTTTCTGCTGGTGTAGGTTCTGGTGATGTTTCTCTGACAGTTAATGATGGTGATGGAAATGCAAATGTAACATTTAATCATAGATCAAGAACTCCAGATCAAGCAGGAAATTCTGCAAGAATCTTTACTAACGTTGATGCTACTAGTGGTGCTTACCTAGGATTTGGCGTTAAGTCGAATGTTTCTGCAAACACAATCCAAAGTATTACGAGAATTGCTAGTGTAACAGAAGATGGTTTCATGCCATGGACTGATAGCACATATGATCTTGGGTCAACTGTTGCTGCATGGGATAATATTTATGTTAACAGTATAAATGGAACTGCAATTAATGGAGGTGGAGGAATTGGAGGATTTGAATCTGGAACAAGAATGATATTCCAGCAATCAACTGCTCCAACTGGATGGACTATTGATGCTACATATGATAATTATGCAATTCGTATAGTTGATGGTTCGGTTGCAGTAAGTAACAGGACAACTAACCTTGACTTTACTAGTGCTTTTGCGAACAGGACTGTTCCTCTACCAAGGCACCAACACACCGGCACATCAGATGACTCGGATACAGAACACACCCATACTGGAACTACAAATAATCAAAATGCCAGCCACGCTCACGGCGGTAGTACTGGCAATGACGCACCAGACCACGCACACGCTGTAGGTGGTATTCCTAGTGGCAGTGTTGAATATGGTAATAGAGGTGGTAATGCTGCAAGTAATAATAGAACAACTATTGGTACAGGTGGAGCAAACCTTAGACACGTACACGGATTTGGAACTGGTCTTCAGAGCTCAAACCATGCTCATACATTTACTACAAGTGGGGATAGTCAACCACACTCACACACATTTGATTCGAGTTTCCAGGGTGTTACTGGAGCAACAATCGATATGAGAGTCAATTATGTTGACTTCATTCTTGCACAAAAGACTTAATTTAAAAGGATAAAAACTATGAGAGAAATTTACGCTAATCAAAATACATTTACTCTTGCTGTCGATAATTACTTTTTTTATAATCTTAATGATGAATTATCTTTTATGCCAGAAGAAATTCATGAAGTAAGGTGGAATGGCATTAGTGGAGAAGTGCGATATGATGATGGGAGAGTACAAGAAATTACAGAACTTAATAATATAGATCAATATATTTCTATTTTTGATAAATTGAGATCGGAAGAATTAGCATCAAGACCAACAAGACAACGTGATCCTTCCATAGAACCTTGGTCTAAACCAGAACCAGAACCGGGGGTAGAAGAATATGATGTGGAAGAATGGTTGAGACAATGGAATGAGGATAATCCTGCACATCCTATCACTCATGATGAAGAAGAATTAGAATCTCCTACTCCACCAACTCAGGAAGAAATTTCTGTTGAGTTTAGAAATACGAGAAATAATTTATTGCTTGCTAGTGATTGGACTCAACTTGCAAATTCTCCTTTAACTGATTCTGAAAAGTTAGCATGGGAGTCATATCGACAAGAATTAAGAGATTCTCCAGAAACAATTGATTCTTCTTTATGGGAATCGATGATGTTTGATGAAAATAATTTAAATTGGCCTACAGAACCTTCATAAATTATTATAGTAAGTGTAACCATTATGAGAATTGAACAAGGAACATTTTGCCCTTTAATTCAGGGACCATGTAAAAAACTTGAATGTGCCTGGTTTACTAGAGTTGCTGGAACCAATCCAAACACTGGAGAACAAGTTGAAGAGTGGAATTGTGCAATTACTTTGGTTCCAATGCTTCAGATAGAAACATCTCAATCAATGAGAGGAGCACAAGCTGCTACTGAATCTTTTAGAGACGAAGTTGTTAAAGCAAACCAAGAGAATCAACAACTTTACATTCAACAATCTATGAATAATGCTAAGAAGATCGCTCCTCTGAATCAACCAATAAATACTAACACTAACATTTTAGGATATTGATTAGAAATGATAGATACAACGAGTCCTTCTAGTCCATATATGAATACTGAAGAAGGTTTTGAAATTATTGAACCTTTAGTAGTTGATCTAAATCCTACCGTTGAAACTATTCCTACTCAATCTGTAGATAATTTAGAAGTTTGGGATGCGTGGCAAAAACTTAGAGTATTTAGAGATGAAAGGTTGGCAAGATCTGATTGGACTCAACTTAATGATGCACCTTTAACAGATGCCGAAAAAGTAAGTTGGACAACTTATAGGCAAGAACTTAGAGATCTTCCATCTATAATATCTGATCCTCAACCTCTGAACGATGATCCAAACCACAGCAGTTGGCCAGTAGCACCTTCAAATCCGTGGTTCCATTGACTTGACAGCACTTGCAGCAGGTGCTATAGTTAATAGGTACACGACACTACTTCGCACATGAACGAGTACGTTGAAAAAGTTGTTATAGACGTTCCGTCTAAAACTTTTCGTTTATATAGTGACCTTGGTGATGAAAAAAATATTTCATGTGAAACAACAGCGCAGTTTATGGACATACTTAAAATTTGCACAGACCGACTAGAACATAATCAAATTGAGTATTCAAAGATTTAAATGGAAATATTTACAATAAAAGAATGGGAAGAGAACTTCGATTCCCTCATTGAGAGGGTAGAAAACGGAGAGCACATTGGTATCGTTAGAGAAGATGGTACAGCAGCAGTAATGATACCTGCAGATGATGAACTTATGCGAATATACACTGTCAATAATAACGAAGCTCAGTAAGTTCATTTTTTTTCTTGGGGGGGCATAGTTCAAAGGTAGAACAGCGGTCTTATAATCCGTATTAGCGCCAGATTAGCGCGAGGTTTGGGTTCGAATCCCAATGTCCCTATTGGGTACAACAAGGAAAGTTGTATTAAAAGAAGGGTCCCCTCTGCTGAATCGTAGATTATCGTGGTCAGACACCCTCGCCCAAAAACGCTCCTTTAGCTCTCTGGTGAAAGCACTCTGCTCATAACAGAAGAAAGGTCAGTTCGATCCTGACAAGGAGCACTTGACAATCAACACTCTGAGTGTTATGATTGTCTTATAAGTAGAGCACTTTATAAATAACTATGTGCTCTACTAACAATATGAAACTAATCACCAAATGCTTAAATTGTTCTACTGAATTTTCTTACAATCCTCACCATTCAAGGGGCAAGTATTGTAATAATAAATGTCAGCAAGAGCATTCTAAATCCATTTACATCAGTGAGTGGAAGCAAGGATTAGTTTCTGGAGGTAAATCTTACAATTTGTCAAACTATGTAAGAAATTATCTTATGGAGGAAGCACAACATAAGTGCTCTCAATGTGGTTGGTCTGGGACTAATATTCATACTGGAAATGTTCCATTGGAAATAGACCACATTGATGATGACCCATTCAATCATTCACCTGACAATTTACAGGTTCTCTGTCCCAATTGTCATTCTCTTAAAACACAACCTCCAAGTAAGAGTAAAGGTGGAAGATATAAGAATGGGACACATCCAAAATATGGGTGATTGGCGCAGCGGTAGCGCAGTAGATTTACATTCTATTGGTCACTGGTTCGAATCCAGTATCACCCACCTTGCGAGTATGGTGGAATCGGTAGACACACCAGACTTAAAATCTGTTG